GGGTTAAGGTATCAATAGCACAACATAGGGATGCCGACCCACTAGCAACTAAGTATCAAGAGGTAGGTATAGGTGAACCAAATGCTTTCATGCCTATCATAAGATATGGCTCAACCTTGACAGAACTTATTGATGCCTTACAAGAGGCACAAAGTAGGATAGACTATAAAGTATACAAAGGAGATTTGTGGCATGATGAATGTGAAACAGAAATTTGAAGAAGCTTTTGAAGCTATAAAAAACTCTTACATGTTTATGTATGAGGACAGTGAGACGCTTTACTTTAAGCATAAGATAACTCGTGAATATATTAAGGTGCAGAAATGAAAATCAAACCAACAATAGGTATTGTAAATCCTGTGGCAAAGGCTATGCTACAACTACGCAAATCGCCACAGGTAGTACCCCCTAAGAAGGGTAACAAAGCCAAACGTAACCGTAAGCAGGAGAAGTACAATGCGCTACGAGATGACTAACTTCGTTAAGATTACGAAGAAACCTAAGTCCAACGTTGGACCTAAGAAAGATGATTGGAAACGTGAGCGAAAGCTTGCACGTAAAACGAAACACAGTCTACGTAGAAAGGTAGCCTAATGTTACATTCATATTTAATATATCAACGTCCTCTTGATGATGAACTGATAGAGATAATAAACACAGGACGTAATAAACCTATGGCAGATGCATACTTTAGCCTGAGTATAATGATGGGTAAAGACAATGCTACACCAGAAAAAATTGTACATACAGGAATGGTGTACAGTTTGTATCAACCTACTATGTTTATGCAGTATGCAGGTAGTGAGAAAAGTCTTGAGAGTACCAGACTTGAGGCTATATTTGCTGAGGGCAATGGCATAGAACAAGACAACCCTATTAAAACTACCCATCTGATGAAGCACTCTAGCCTGTCAGTTGGTGACATTGTTGTTAATCTACTCGACAACATAGCATTTGTGTGTATGCCTACTGGCTGGCACGAACTTGAAGATACTACCCTAGAACTTAACGTTTAATATAGCACAAAGGAGAACCCACGCTATGACTATCAAAATCAAAATCACTAATCGCCCTGTAGTTAAGTCAACTCACCCTGAGTTGTATGTCAACCATACCTTCCACATGAAGATGGCAGATAAGTTTACCTATAACTATGCAGTGTTGGACGATTACATTGTCGAGAACGATGCCAATAAAACTATGGAGCAAATTGCTTCTGACTTGAATGAGTATGTGCATCGTGTATCTTATCGTAGAGCAGTCCTAATAAACAAGGGGCTTATACCAGCTAAGAGAAGCGGCACACGTGGTAAATTAGTTAAGCAATACAAAGTATTAATGACACAAGTTAAAGAACTTGAGAAAAAGTTAGGAGCTTAAATACATGGAGTATATACTCAGAGTAAATAAAGCACAGGTAGACTTTATCATTTCGGAATGTAAACTTAACCTTGAATACGGTGATTACTTTTATGTCTCTGACGATGAAGGGGTTGACAAATTATCATCTAGTGATACAACTTATCTTGTAGACGTAACTAAGTTACTGCACAGTAGCGTAGAACTAAGGGAAAAAATACAAAGTTATGGTACTGATGCAGAATAAAAGCAAGTACACAGTGTATGATGGCAATGGTAAAGTTGTCATCATATCACACAACAAAAGTATATGTATTGCATATGCTAAATCAAAAGGAGTACCAACACATGACTAAAGATACCAGACAGCCTTGGGAAATTGCACGTGATGAACGTGACGCAGCACGTAATGAAGCGGCAAACAATCTACTGCCAATGCAAGTTGCACACTTAAAGAAAGTTATAAAAACTATTAGGACATGTGACTTTGAACTACATGAGTCTTATGACCTTAGTGTGTATAGCATGAAGCTTATTGATGGTGCTGAGTGGCAGTTACGTGCAGCCTTTCCTCAGTTGTATCAAGAAATTTCAGATGAAATGGAATGTAATTGCGAGGATTAATCTCATGGCTGTAATGGCATACGAAGTAACATTAGAAATAGATGGCACTAACTCTATCGTCACGTTAGACGATACGTACCCTGCGGTGCGTGATTGGAAGACAGCTACAGAGTTTGCCATTCATCTGGCTTTGCATGACCATCCCGATGCAATAGTAGACTTTGTAGATTGTGCTGAGTATGAGCATGAAGAGTATACAAAGTGGGGATACATACATGAAGCACCACTCACATTACAATGATGATGATGGCAAAGAAGATGACCCGTGTGATGATTGGTCACACAATCCAATACCTAAACCAAAGGATGACAACAAATGAAGCTATACACTAATGACAAAGGGCAATGGGCTGGTACTCAGGCTGATGCAAATAAACAGTTAGGTAGAGGTTGCTGGCATACAGTTGAAGTACCAGTAGATAAGACTTGCCTTATGGCGTTTCTTAATAATCGCAAGGTAGGTGCTGTAGAAGTACAGTCTGAGCCTGAGCTTACGTCTGAACTACTATCACCTCAAGCTGCAAGCTGGGTAGCGTGGTCACTTGACACATTGAAACGAGGTGATACAAGAGAGGCTGAAGCTATGCTCAGAAAAGGTTTAACAATACAAAATGAATTAACCAAAGGATGACAACAAATGAACAGATTCATAATCAACTACACTCCTGAGTGGTGCGCTCGTGACATGTGTGACAAACATGTAGTCAAGATGCCACTTGAAGAGGCACAGATGTTATGTACGACAGTCAGACTACATGCACCTGAGTTTGCAGAAGAGGCAGGACTGTATCGTGCAGTACACCAGAAGCACCCATGTACTTTGTGGGCTGGAAGGACACGAGACAACTACATGTACTCACTGCTTATGTTCAAACATATGTCAGATGAATACACACACAGGTACGGCAAGGTCCATGCCTCTATGCGACACTATGCTACACTCAAAGAGGCAGCTAAGTATGTACCAGAGGGACGCACGACATTCCATCCTGAGTGTTTCAGTGAACACACCGACCTAAAGACAGGAGAGAAGTGGCCCATTGAAAGCTACCGTAAATTTTATATGACTAAACAACACAAGTTCAAGATGGTGTGGACTAAACGTCCTGTTCCTGATTGGTTTGTAAGAGAGAAGCAGTATGCTTAGTGCAGCATTGATGTGCCTTGCCCTTAATGTATACCATGAGGCTCGTAGTGAGCCAGTGGTGGGGCAGTATGCAGTGGCACATGTCACAATAAATAGGGTACAAAGTAACAGGTGGCCCAACGATGTATGCAAAGTCGTGAAGCAGGGCTACCGCAAAGGACGCCACAGGTGTCAGTTTAGCTGGTACTGTGACGGTAAGTCCGACAAACCCTATGAAGAACTTGCATGGGCTAAGTCATTGATAGTAGCTGACAATGTACTGTCAGGTAGGATACTTGATATAACTTATGGTGCTACGCACTACCATGCACGATACGTTAGGCCGTACTGGTCTAAGAAATTACTGAAGACTGTGGCTTATGGGTCACATAAATTTTATAAGTAGCTTACCGTTACTAGTATAGGTGGACATCCCACTACAACTATGGCACAGTTGCCGTACACACAAACATAAGGAGAACAATATGCCGTTTGATATTCCAGAATTTTTAGACTTCGATGTAGCCTTTGAACCTACTAGGTTTAAGGAAAAGAAGTATGTTATCAATCAAGATACAGCAGAACCAATTGGTATTGTAGGTAATTCATTTCAGTGTGCATCACATGGAGATTTCTTTCGTGGTGTCGTTGACACTGCAAGTGAAACACTAAATGCAAATGACCTAGAAGATGCAAAGTATAGCTTTAGGACTGCACGTAATGGTGCATGGGCTATGCTCGACATCACGTTACCTAACGTCACAAAGACTATTCACACAGATAAGTTTGAAACCTCAGTTAAGAACAGGATCATCAGTCTTCATGGACTTGATGGATCATGCAGCAACCAAGTATTCTTTGGTGCTATTGATGACTTCTGCACGAATGGTATGATCAGTGGTGATCACGACAAAGTACGTAAGAAGAATACATCTAACTTTACAATGGCTAACTTTATCTATGAGTTAAATCGTGCAAGGACTGATTTCTATACTCATGCAGAACAGATGCAGGTGTGGGCATACACAGATCTCAAATACGTAGATGTAAGTTCTTTGCTTGATGATATGTTAGGGTCTAAGCGCAAGTCTGAGAAGATGTACAGCTTGTATATGCAAGAGGCATCGACTCGTGGACATAACAAGTTCGCATTGTATAGTGCCATGACTAACTATGCCACGTATGCAGATGAACGTAATGGGTTTAACCTCAAGAACACTGGCAACGATACACAGGCTACGTCCATGTGGTCACGTGAGCAAGAGGTATCTAAGTGGGTCAGTGATGACAGGTTTCGTATGTTGGAAGCTGCATAGATGACAGATTTAAATGCTTATTCTTTAGACCTTTCATCGGAAGAGATGAATGTACTTCAAGTAGCTATCGATCATATGGTCGAGCATCTAGCAGACCTTCACATTGAACATCCTTCAGACAGAAGTGTTCATCGAAGATTAGATGCAGTAAATCGTCTAAAACAATGGTGTAATCGTGAGGTGTCAAATGCCAAAGTTACCTAGATATGTGCAGGAAAGGGTGTCATCTAAGGGTGACATCTCCTACCGCTTCAACCCACCACAGTTTCTTGTAGATGAGGAAGTAGTTGTACGAGAAGAATGTGGTTCTGATCTCAAACAGGTGCGACAAATTGTCAAGGTACATAACGATGCCATTGATGCGTATCGTGATGAGTTGGCAAAGGTTGTACAAATAAAGTCAAGCAGCAGGGTTACTGATCTCATTAACTTGTACTATCAATCTAATGATTTCAATATGTTACGTCCTAATACTAAAGTGGATTACAGATATTTCCTTACGGTTCTCCACCAAAGTTTAGGCACACGTAAGTACGAGTTGGTGACATCAAAGATGGCAAAGGCTACGTATGAGGAGTGGGTCAAGCGTGGCATCAGCTTTGCTAACCATGCAGCTACCTGTGCCAGCAGGGTGTACAACTATGCGATTAAGATGGAGCATACATATCAGAACCCTTGGTCTAAGATCGAAAGGTATAGCACACCGCAACGTAAGATAGTGTGGAGACATGAAGATGTTGTCAGGTTTCTTGATTATTCGTACAGCGACTATGAGTACAGAAGTATTGGCTTGATAGTACAGATGGCATACGAGTGGTGTCAGCGTCTGGGCGATATGAGGACGTTACAGTGGGGTAACCTTGATTTGGCTGGTAGGGTACTCAAATTAGAACAAAGCAAACGTAGGGCTACCATAGAGCTTCCTATATCAGAAGAACTAACTGACATGTTGTCTGATCAGAAGGAACAGTTTGGATTCCAACCTTACGTAGCACCTCATCCAAGGCCAGTGATGGGTGAGTACCAACCGTATGCAATGGAACGTCTGTCAAAGGTAGGACGTAGGGTAATGAGGCTGGCTAAACTGCCAGAGGAACTACGACTTATGGACTTACGTAGGACAGGGGTAACACAGATGATTGATAAGGGTGTACCAATAGGTCAACTTATGTCAGTGACAGGACACAATCATGTGTCTTCTGTGAAACCATACATGAAACATACGTACTATGCTGCAAATAATGCCTTGACACAGAGAAACGTTCGTGTACAATCGAGTGGTAACGAGTAACATAGAAAGTGATATAACATATGAATATAAATAATATTATAAGTGATCTATCACTAGTAAATGGTGAGACAAAACGTATGACTTGTCCTTCATGTAATACTAAGAACACTTTTACTATCACAAATAATATGGGTTCTATCGTATGGAATTGTTACAAAGCTAGTTGTTCAATGTCAGGTGGTACACGTACATCACTGACTGCAGACGATATACGTAAGTCTATTGGACCTGTTGCAGAAGAGACACATGTTTCAACTTTCTCAAAACCTGATTGGTTTGTAAGAGACTATCAAAAGATTGAGTCATTCTGTGAGGAGTGGCGGCTAGATGCACAACACTTAGGGCTATTGTATGATGTGAAGGAACATCGTGTGGTGTTCCCTGTTGTACATGGTGGAGTTACAGTGGACGCCACTGGCAGATCCTTGGGTAAAAGAATACCTAAGTGGAAACGTTATGGAAAAAGTTACTTGCCATACGTGTCAGGCTGTGGTAAAACTGCTGTAGTTGTTGAGGACTGCATAAGTGCTGCAGTTGTAGGTGATAGTGATGGATGTGTCGGGGTCGCAGTGTTGGGTACGTCATTATCAAATGCACATAAGGAATACTTATCGCAGTTCTCAACGGCAGTAATTGCACTAGATCCTGACGCACTACCCAAGACCCTGCAATTTGCCAAAGAACTACGTGGCTACGTTGACAACGTTAAAGTGCTACGACTAACTGACGATCTAAAATACCAAGAGCCTACCGACATACATAACCTTTTAACACTAGGAGATTAACAAATGGAACTATCACTTATCCGTAGCCTTATGGACAAGGACTTTTATAACGATCACAAAGGGGCTAGATGTCCTGACCGTTTGTTCAGTAAGGATGTACGTAAGATAAAACAGGCCATTGACTCAGCTATGACACGGTATGAACGTACCGTTACACCTGCAGAGATTGAGGCACTGTTCATGGCAGAGAACGCCACACTCACTACCGCCCAACGCCAAGCATACAGCGCACTGTTTGGGCAGGTAAACAAGCAAGATGTAATGGGCAGCGACATAGCACAAGATGTATTGTCGAAACTATTTCAACAGGTGATAGGTGAGGACATTGCTAACCTTGGATTTGATTATGTCAATGGTAGCAAAACAAGTCTTGATCCGTTACGTCAGATGCTTGAGCAATACTCAGATGACTTTACACCTAACCTAAAGGTTGAGTGGGAAGACATAGACCTTGATACTATTCTTGCCATGACTGACCTTGAGTCACAGTGGACATTCAACATACCTACGTTGACACGCAAGATTGAGGGCGTTAATGCTGGTCACTTGATTGAGGTAGGTGCTAGACCTAACACAGGTAAGACATCCTTTCACGCCAGCCTTGTAGCTGGACCAAAAGGATTTGCTTGGCAGGGTGCTAAAGTAATTGTACTGTGCAATGAAGAGGGCTATCATCGTGTAGCACACCGATACATTACAGCCGCCACAGGTATGGACAAGCATGAGATTGTTAGAAACAAGGCAAGTGCTATGGCTACGTTCAATAAGATACGTGATAAGATTATGTTCAAGGATGCCACAGGTCGTGACATGAACTGGGTTGAGTCCGTATGTAAGTCATACAAACCTGATATAGTTATACTAGACATGGGTGACAAGTTTGCACGTACTGCAGGGTTTGCAAGACCTGATGAGGCACTGAAGGCTAATGCAATACAAGCTAGACAGATAGCTAAGCAACAGAACTGTGCTATGTTCTACATGTCACAGCTATCTGCAGATGCAGAAGGTAAGATTGTATTGAACCAAGCCATGATGGAAGGTAGTCGTACAGGTAAGGCGGCAGAGGCTGACTTGATGATTATGATTTCTAAGAACCCACCAGTAGAAACTACTGACCATGAGTCAGAAGATACACAACGACACATTAACATTGTTAAAAACAAACTGTCGGGTTGGCATGGTATTGTTCTTACAGATCTTGAGTACAAGATAGCGAGGTACGTAGCATGACAACACATAGTTGTATAAGTTGTGACACTGAATTAACAGTAGGTGAAAACTGGCGTAAATATCACAAGGAAATGTATGTGTACAGATGTATTACGTGTCATCGTGAAAACAACAGAACCACTCAGCAAAAAAGAAATCCACAAAGGATGTATGTCAATGGTAAGTACATACCAAAGTCACATCCACTTCATAAGTCTGGAACGTATAAGTCTTTTGGTGATCTAGCGTTTGGTTCTTTAAAAAACTATGACATAATAAAAGAAGGATATGTATATGCTATTGTAAATAGCGCATGGCCTGAGTGGGTCAAGATAGGTAAGGCACTTGACGCAGAGGACAGGCTCAGTGGATACCAGACAAGTTCACCTATGCGAGATTATAAGCTGGTGTACTCAGTACACTTTGATGATCGTAACGTAGCAGAAAAGAAAGCACACATAATGGCAGCACTTAAAACTGCACACCCTTGGAACAAGCATGACAATGGTGAGTGGTTTAAACTGACAGAAGAACAGGCAATAGAAATACTAAAGGAGATTACAGATGATTAAAGTAACATATATAGATCACATGGGTAGTGACCTGTCTGTAGTTAATGCGGCACGTGTATCCTTTGGTAAAGTATCTACATGGCATGACCATGACAGTGAAACAGATCAGTATATCTTGAAGGATAAGGATAGTAAGTTAATCCACTACTTAGCAGAACACAAACACACCTCACCCTTTGGTCATTGCTTTGCATCCTTTCATGTAAAGGCTCCTATCTTTGTAGCTCGACAGTTAGTGAAGCATAAGTTCCTACGTTGGAATGAGATAAGCCGTAGGTATGTAGACGATAAACCAACTTACTACTACCCTGATAAATGGAGAGGCCGTAGTATTGACAAGAAGCAGGGTAGCGAAGGTGTTATAGACTTGTCTACTATAGAAGACTCACCGTACAATACTGCCATACTTGGTTCTGGGAACATGGATGGTCATGTTATAGAAATATCTGAATGGTTACTTGAGACATATAAAACTCTTGTGCGTAATGGAGTAGCACCAGAGCAAGCACGCATGGTACTGCCACAAAGCACCATGACTGAATGGTACTGGTCAGGTAGCCTTGACGCCTTTGCTGACATGTGCAATCTTAGATGTGCAGGTGATACACAATACGAAACTAGACTAGTAGCAAATAGAATATGCAATAACATGAAAGGATTGTTTCCTGTGTCATGGTTGGCATTAAGATTGGAGAAATAATATGTGGGCAGTAATGTTTGAGATAGAAGAGTATGAGTTTGTATATGATACAGGTAAGGATTGCTTTACAACAAATGATCCTGCTATATACTTTACCGACAAAAAGGAAGCACAGAAACGTGCAGACAAGTGGAACACTGGCGTAGTAGTACCGTACATTAAACCAATGACAGATGATGAACGCAAACGTTCTATACAGAGAAGGGGATACCTATGACACACACTACATCAAGCGCAGAGATAAGACTACACAGGGCAATGATAGATAACAACCTTACAATTGACGAGGCAATCATCGCAATGGAACTATTTAGAGATAACTTAAACACAGAAAGTCTTGAAGTACACAATGAAGGGGTTGACAATCGTGTCAAGATATACGATAACGACTTCACAATACTAGATGATTGGGACAGATGGACCGACTAAGGGGAGTAATACCAACATGAAACACCTAACCCTAGACGTAGAGAACACAGTGGTCAAACGCAATGGCAAGTTACATCTTGATCCGTTTGAGCCAGAGAATACCTTGGTTATGGTGGGGATGCTAGATGATCTTGGGAACGAAAACATTATAACTTTCGATCACGCAGAGCAACAACCTACCACAGAGGGTCGGCAAATAGTGCAAGACGCATTGGATGCTGCCCCTCTACTTATTGCACACAACGCACCGCATGACTTGCTATGGCTATGGGAGTCAGGCTTTGAGTATGACGGTGAGGTATTTGATACCTTGTTGGGTGAGTACGTACTGCAGCGTGGACAGAAGCAGCCACTATCCCTTGAGGCATGTGCTGAACGGTACGAGTTAGACACAAAGAAACAGGACACATTAAAGGAGTACTTTAAAGATGGATATTCCACACGTGATATACCTCATGCTGAACTATCAGAGTATCTATCACACGATCTCCATGCTACTCAGCAGTTGTATAATGTTTTGCAGACATCGTACGAGGGATGCAGTTCACTAGTACCAACGATACAGTTGACCAACCAGTTAGCCGTACACCTTGCACGTATATACCAGCGTGGGTTTAAGGTTGACATGGATGCACTGTCTCAAGTGCGTACTGAGTTTGAACATGAACGTAATGCTTTGACGATGGCACTTGAGGAACAGGCCAGTGATCTTATGGGTGACAGACCTATCAACCTCAACAGCCCAGAGCAATTGTCATGGGTTATCTACAGTCGTAAGCCACATGACAAAAAGATATGGGCAGATATGTTTGATGAACGTATGCCTGATGCAGAGTACAGACGTAACGTAAGTAAATACAGCGAGAAGTTGTACAAACAAAAAGCGTATCAATGCCGTGAGTGTAATGGTACTGGACAGATATGGAAACAAAAGAAGGATGGAACACGATATGCCAGATCAAATAGATGCAGCACATGTAATTCTACAGGCTTTACTTATAGGAATATATCTACTAGCCTTGCGGGACTAAAGTTTACACCGCCTAATTCTAAATGGATTAGTGCCAATGGTTTTGGTACGGGTAAAGACAACCTTGTATTCCTTGAAGGTGTAGCACGTTCCAAGGGCATGAGAGATGCAGTTGTATTTCTACAAAATGTACGTAGATTGTCTGCCGTTGAGACATACCTCAGCAGCTTCGTAGAGGGCATCTCAACGCATGTAAAACCTGACGGTATGCTGCACGTAAGATTACTTCAACATCGTACTGGAACAGGGCGTCTGTCAGGCGCAGACCCCAATATGCAGAACATGCCACGTGGCGGTACGTTTCCTGTCAAAAAGGTGTTCGTATCACGATGGAAGGGTGGCAAAATTATGGAAGCTGACTTTGCACAGCTTGAGTTTCGTGTCGCTGCGTTCCTATCACAGGACATGACTGCCATTGATGAAGTAACCACAGGATTTGATGTGCATAGTTATACTGCAAAGGTTATATCTGATGCAGGTCAGCCTATGTCACGACAAGATGCCAAGGCACATACCTTTGCCCCTTTGTATGGAGCGTCAGGGTTTGGCCGTAGTCCTGCAGAAGCGGCATACTACCAACAGTTTACGACAAAGTATTCTGGTGTAGCTAACTGGCACAAGGCATTAGCCAGTGAAGCATTGAACACTGGTAAGATAACTACACCATCGGGGCGTGAGTTTGCGTTCCCTGATGTAGCAAGGCGAAGGTTCGGGGGTGTGACATATTTCACACAGATTAAAAATTATCCTGTTCAATCGTTTGCAACTGCTGACATTGTACCCATATCTCTGATATACATAGATAAGCTACTAACAGCAAACAAGTTACGCAGTTGCGTAGTCAACACGGTGCATGACTCAATAGTAATTGACGTACACCCAGAAGAAGAAAGGAAAGTATTACGAGTAATAGAAGCAGCAAATGACAAACTAATAGCAATCGTCAATCGCAAGTGGGACATAGACTTTAACATCCCTCTACTATTAGAGGCAAAAATAGGTCCAAACTGGCTTGACACAAAAGACGTAGCGTGATATAACTATCACTCACCTGATCAAAAACAAGGAGACTTTATACATGAATCAAGTTACAACAATAGACACAAACAACTTCGCAGCTATGGCTCAAGCAATGGGCATGAACGCAGAAGCACCACAGAGTACAAGCAAGGCAAGTACACTTGCACGTTTACGTATTCATCACACACCACTCATGGGCCAGCAAGAAGTCAAGGGTAAGATGAAGAACGTAGAGGTTATCTCAGGGGGTACATACAAACTAGAGATACCAGATGGTCCTACATACTATGCAGAGGGTGCGACTATACGTCCATTCCTTCAGAGGTTTATGTACAAGAAGTTTATCAAGGGTAATGACCATACACCGAATCGTTTTCTCAAGACTGTTATGGCTAATGATCTTAACAGTGACATGAAGGACAACGAAGGTGGCTTCAACTGTGGTAAACCTGCAGGGTTCATCAAGGATTGGGCGGCATTGCCTGATACCATGAAGGAACTAATCAAGTCTATCAAACGTGTTCGTGCATTGTTTGGTGTCGTTGAGTTGGTTAATCCAACGGATGAGAATGGTAATGCAGTAGACGTAGAGGCTACACCGTTTATCTGGGAGATTGATAACCGTGATGCCTTTAAGACTATGGGTGATCAGTTCAACAAGTTGTCTAAGATGCAACGACTTCCACCTCAACATAACATGTCATGTAAGACAAAAGAAGTACCACTACCAAACGGTAGCAGCTTCTATGTACCAGAGATAGAACTGGACTTAGGTACGACAATTGACATGGACAATAGTACTCAAGAAGTATTTGCTAACTTCATGGCATGGATTGAGAACTACAATACATACATCCTTAACGCATGGAATGACAACATGCATAAGAATGAGGACGTAGACACAAACACAGTTGAAGAGTTTGTGGACATTAACGAAGAAGACTTTGTGTAATGGACATGCCGCTGTCAGGCATTGTCTATGACATGTCAAATGAGGAGTATCACAAACGTGTAGGGTACTCCTCGTCTGCCATTAAAACGGTGTGCAAGCAATCGCTTGCGCACTACATGGCACAGAAACCATTAGGCGATAGCCCAGCATTTGCGCTTGGCTCTGCCGTACATGCTACGTTGTTAGAACCAGATCGTGACTTAGTTATAAAAGGTCCAAAGACAAGGACATCTAAGATGTTTAAGGACTTGTATAAGAATAGAAAGGATGATGAAGTTGTTCTGACAGAAGTAGAATACTATGTACATAACAAGATGTGTCAGTCTGCACTAGACAATACTACGTGTAGTAAGATACTAAAAGATAAGCGTAGAGTTACAGAGAGTAGCATCTTTGTAGTGGATAAAGATACTGGTTTAAATTTAAAGACCAGACCTGACCTGTACATTCCAGAGACAGGTGAGATATTTGACATCAAGACTACAGTAGATGCATCGCCTACAGGCTTTGCGGCACAGGTAAAAAAGTATGCGTACCACATACAGGCTGCGTTCTACATATATACTTGTAATATGGCAGGGTTAAAGGCTAAGAACTTTAGCTTCATTGCAGTGGAAAAGTCTACACCTTACATTGCACACTTGCACAAGGTAAGTCCTGAGCTACTAAAGGCATCAATAAAGACAGTAAAAGAAACACTTGAATCTATAGCGGAAGCAAATGCTAAAGGTGTATTTGATACTGGTTGGGGTGAACACTCCACTTTAAAAATAGAGGACGTAGCATAACATGAATGGCAAGCAGTTCTCTGCCGCCATGAAACATGGG